AGTATTCGCTCCAGTCGGCAGCATAGGTCAGCTTGGTGTCCGGTCCGACAATGGCCCGCACATCGGCCGCCAGCGTCACCAGCGCGTCAACAAAGGGAAAGCTGTTTCCCGCGCCCCGCACGCTGGAAAGGCCCACCATTTCCGAACCGATCAGCATGGCGTCCACTCCGCCCGCAGCGGCCACCAAATGCGCATAGTGCAGCACCATGGCGCTATAGCCCGGTACAAAGCTGGCCACCTGTGCCGCTGCGGCTGAGCTGCCATCGGGCGATCCTGGCTGCCCCGGAGCCGGCATGCACGTGATCCGCCCGCGCCAGGGATAGGCAGCCTGCTCGGCCGCGCCATAGGGGTCGGGCAGTGCATTCCCCTCCGGGATGTCCATCAGGACAAAAGGGTAGAGCGTTACCTTGAGCCCGCGCGCCTTGAGGTCCGCGATCGCGGCCAGAACCGAGGCGTCCGAGGGCGTCCCGCCATATGCAGGACCAGCACCATGGCTCGACACAACCTGCGCCATCTCACGCGAGAATCCGGCGACGCTCCATTCGGCCCCTTCGATTGTCCGCGTCGCCCCCTCGGTTCGTGGCTCAACGGTACAGTTGCCGCAGCGCAAATCGTCGCCAAACCAGCTTACGACCAGCGCCACATGTTCGAGATTGGGGCAAAGCGCCTGCAATTCGTCCAGCGACCAGCTCCAATTGCTGGTACCGGGGATAAAATGGGCATTTTCGCTCGCGCCAACCCCCGGCCCCAGCACTCGGACGCGCGGCTCGGGATCATAGCCGAATTCGGTCGCCCCTGGGATAAGCGTCACCGCGCGGATGGACGGCTCGAGATCGCCGACGACACGGCAGAGTTCAGCCGACAATTGCGGAATGCGGTTACCGAAGCGGCTGAGCGGCAGGTTTTCGACCACCAGATAGCAAAGCCCACGATAGGCGGGCGCATTACCCATGCCCTGAATTGCCTCGATCAGGCTGTCGGGGGCCTGATCTTCATCACCGTGATAGAAGCGCAGATTGAGCCCGCGCGTATCGAGCAGTTGCCCATCAGCCCAGATCCGGCCAAGCCGGGCCACCCGCCCCTCGCAAAAGGCAATGGCGAAGCTCGCCAACACCTCTTCAGTCTCCTCTGTCGCGGGAGAAAGCCCTTTGGCGCCAGCCGTCGCGCTGACGTGGCGCACCAATTCACGCGCCCAGATGATGTTGCCCGCCAGTCGGCCCCACCCGTAGAGCCGTGGAATGCCCAGCCCCTCACTCGACGCGCCCAGACGCACATCAAACAGCTGAGCATCGGCCTTTTGCGATTGTTGGCCGAACAGCCAGCCGTCGACAGCGCTGCCCGCCAGCGCGCCCAGTGCGCGCCCAACCGTGGCGCCGAAGGGGCCGCCCAGCAGCCCGCCAGCAAACTGCCCGGCAACCGAAAGTGCCAGAGTGGCCATAATTGCAATCCTTTGGAATTGTTGGGGCGCCGATACGCGCTAGTTCGGAAACCGGTACCGGCCGCTGATCCGCCGCCGCCACGCGTCGGTCAGGTTGGCCTCGACCACGCCCAGATGCTCCTGGGCATGAATGAACCGATCAGCAGATACGAGGATCCCGCAATGGCGCGGTTCGGCCGCTCCACCCAGGCGGAACAGCACGACTTCGCCCGCCTGCGCAGGTCCACGCGCTTCAGCAAGAAACCGTTCCGCGGCCAGGCGCAAGGCGGGATCGCGCTCCCGCCCCCGCCAGTCCACGCGATAAGGCGGCACCGTTGTCGGCTCCACGCCATAAAGCGTCCGCCACACGCCCCGAAGCAGGCCGAGGCAATCGCATCCGGCGCCCGGTGTGGATGCCTGGTGCCGGTATGGCGTGCCCAGCCACAACCGGGCGGCGCTCACCACATCTTCGGGCCTCATGGCACCACCGGCCTTCCATCCATGGCATAGCCGGCGCGAGGGTGGCGCAGCACATAGTCGCTGCCCGGAATATGCGGAAAGCCGCGGAAATTGGCCGCATTGGCAAACTTTGCCTTGCAGGTCGCGAAGCGCCGGTCGCATCCCACGGTCATGGTGAGTGCATCCCCCACGCCGCACCATGCCCCGACCCGGTCGCGGAAGCCGATCATGTCTCCAGCGGCATCGCGCCGATGCGTCAGCACCGCGTCGCGCAAGCCAATGCGCTTCCCGCCATTCCACTGCGCCATGCCAAAGGCAAACCAGTTTTCTTCAAAGCCACCAAGGCCGCTTACCCGGATCTGGAAATCATCGATCACTTCGGCAACAACGGTGTCGGCCCTGTGCCTTGCCGTCTCAAGATCAACGCCACAGCGCGCGTCACCGACGGTGGCGTCGCACAGGCCCTGGAAGAGCCGCCCGCGTGTCACGTTTAGAGCCTGCTGTGGCGACCTCAATTCGGCGCGGAACACCCCGTCCTCCCGGACAATCTCGCCGATAATGTCGACCCGGAGCCTGAGACACTGGCTCGGCTCTGCCCAGTTCACCAGCCAGGTCTCGACCTTTGCGGCGTCATAGCGCCCGAGCAAAATATCGTCCTCGGCAATGGCCGCACTGTCGAGCACCCCAAGCACTTCGCCAGTCTCCACCTGCAGACCGAGCCTGGATGGCACCTCCCCGCCATCGAGGCCGTAGGCCGGATGGCACTGCGTCTCTTCCACCATGAGCGGCCGGTCATGATCGGTGAAACCGAGCACGACACCATCGGTGCGCCGCACAAGCCAGCATTTCGCCGTGGTCGTTTCGCCCTGCGCCAAATGCGCCGCAAAGGCCTCTGAAATGTCCCTCATGGCAGAATCTCCACCAGCGGAATGCTTGGCACCTCGGCCCCGTCGAAGCTGTTAAGTTCAACGTCCAACCGGTCGGTATCGAACCGCACCGGCACATCGAACAGAAACCCTGCCGTTACGCTTGCGCCAGGTGCCGGCGCGCTGGAGAAGCCCACGACCCCGCTTGTCACATCGACATTCCAGCCGCTGACCAACTCGGCGCCACCAACGGCAATGCGCACGCTGCCGGCAACCGGCTTGGTAATGGGCCGCAGATAAGGAGCGAACGCGGCGCCATAGCGTTTGGTGAGTTGAAACTCGGTCCGCACGCCGTCGCCTGTTCCGATCTCCTGGTCGGCCGGCAAAGGATCTGCCAGACCCGAGGCATGATCCAGCCCATCGCGCCAGAGAAAGCCATGCAGCCGTCCGCGCCGTTCTTCGAAAAAGGCCAGCACAGCTTGCATGTCGGCGCGCGATTTGACGCCATAGCCAGCATTGTATCGACGACGTGAATGCGCCCAGCGTCCGTTTCGGGTCTCCCCGCCACCAGCCAGCGTCACGACGTCGGTCTTCCGCTCCGGCCCGCCCCGCGCCCCGAGCGCAATGTCGAGCGGAAAGCGAATGTGATGAAAGGACATTTTGAATCTCTCTTTTTGGCACCACAGCGCGCAGAGATTCAGGCCAGGCCGAGCCGAAAGTGGTGGGTTTCGAGAACCGGAGCACAGCGTACGTTTGGGTGCGTGAGCACCGGAAGCGCAGAAACCCTCCGCTTGCAGGCCGGCATCACCTGAATATCAAGCGCTGCGCGAGCCCCGCCGCACCGCCCGCAGCAGCATCGCGCTGACCTCCGCCTCGCTGGCCGCAAAACTACGGGCATCGGTCGCCGTCACGTTGAAGGTGACATTCACCGAGCCCCCGCCCCCCGCAACACCAAGTCGCCCGTCCGGCCCTCGCTGCAGTGGCATGATCGCCTCGGGCCCGGCTTCCCCGGCCAGCCCCATACCCTGCCCCAGCGGGAAATAGCTCGGAGCAGCAATCACCCCGCCCTTGGCGAAGGTCGTCAGTGTCGGATTTGTGGCGGCAAAGATGTTTTCGACCACCCCGCTGACCAGCGTTCCCACGGGCTTGAACGCGGCTTTGAGCGCGATATCGGCAAAGGCACCGGCAATATCGCTCAGCACCGACCGAAACGACTTGCCATCCATCACAGCGCCGCGAAAGGCGCGGCTGACCGAGCTTGCAACGCCGTCGGCCAGATCGCTGATGCGTCCCAACTCGATGTTCACATCCATCAATTGGTCGCGAAGCTCTTCGCCAAACAGATCACCGGCCATCGGGAAAGCGCTCCATCAAGTCCTGCAGATCGCGCCGCTCCAGCGGCCCGGCCCGATCACCCACCAGCGCGCCCCAGGCCGAAGCCAGTTCTCGCGGCGTCATCGCCCAGAAGTCGCGCGGCGGCAGCCGCAGCACCCCCAGCCCGAAACGCATTGCGTCCGTCCACGGAAACGGCCTCATTCGCGTTCTCCAAAGGTTGCTTGCAAGAGCCGCACGGCTATCTCGGCCGCGCCCCGCAATCCGCCCTCGACGCTCATGCGTGCCAGGTCGTCATCACTCAGGTTATTGCCACCGCCGCGCAGTCCGGCGCCCAGAATGGCAGTCAGGTCACGCGCCGAAACCCGGCCTTCGCCAAATCGTTCGGCCAGCCCCGCAAGATCCCCGGCCCCCAGCCGAGCCTCCAGCTCCGCCAGTGCCCCAAGCGTCAGGCAAAGTGTTCTCGTCTCGCCGCCGATTTCGGCAGCGATTTCACCACGATGAAAATTGGTCATGTTTGTTTCTTAAGCCGCCGCGAAGCTCACCTCACCCGCACTTTCCAGCGCCAGGTCGAACGTCACTTCCCCGGCATGATCGGCGGAAAACTCCAGTGCCACGATCTGGAACGGCCCTTCCACGGTGCCGAAATGCGGCAGAATGAGCTGCCAGTTCCGAATGGTGCCGGCAAAGAACAGGTTACGGATCGTTGCGTCAGAGGCCTGGTCCTTGAACACGCCGGCCCCAGATACCGAGGCCCGCTTGACCCCTCCACCGGCCAGCAATTCCCGCCAGCGCCCGGCGCTTTCCTGATCGGTCGTATCGACGCTGGCCGCATTGAAATTGAGACTTCGCGTGCGCAGCCCCGCCACGGTGATGAAACTCCCCGCCCCGGTCTGGTCGAGTTTTAGAAGCATATCCTTGCCGCTCTGGGCTGCCATTTTTGTTCCTCGCAAAGAGGCGTTACCCCACCCTCGATCCCTCCCCATTGAGGGTGGGGATTGAGGGTAGAGCTGCCAGTGTTCATCGTCTCCCTCCCCCTTGTGGGGAGGGATAAAGGGTGGGGGGTTTGCGGATTTCGGTCGCGCAACTGCTACTCGCTGAAAAACCGCAGCGTCACCGCCGCCCGCGCCTGCCCCGTCGCCGTATCGATGCTCGTTTCGGTGCGCATATGTTCGGTATGCGTCACCATGAGCCCAACCGGGACCAGCGCCCCTGCCCCAACCGCCACCACGCGCTCGGCGATCTCCAGCGCCGCCTTGCGGCTTGGTTGGCTGCTCCAGCAATGCAGCAACACCCGATGTTCCTGCCCTGGTGTTGCGTCACCATCGCGTTGCCGAACGTCGTGCCGGTCGATCACCACATATGGCGCAGGCCGGTCCCGGGGTGGCGCATCGAACACACCATCAATTCCGATCAGCGCAACCAGCGCCGCATCGGTCGAAAGAGCCTCTATCAACGCGGCCTGCAAACTTGCTATCGGGTGCATGTTTTCACCCTGTGAAACTGGTTTCGCTGCAGCCACAGCTCAGATAGGCCCGCCGCCCGTTGAGATCGGCAGCACTCACCACATCGAGATTGCGCCCGCGATAGACGATCCGGTCTCCCGGAGAGACATCATTGCGAAAGCGCAGCACGACACTGTGCGAAATGGCCACTGTTCGCCCGTCGGCATTGGTCCCCTGCCGCCCTGTCAAACTGCGTACCCGCGCCCAAAGATGGGCGACCGACATGTAGATCCTTACGTGGCCGCCGCCGCCATCATCCTGACTCTCGCGGCGCTTGAGCAGAACCCGATCAGTCAGGGTTCCGACCGGTGGCAACTTCTCCCTGCTCACAACCGCACCCGCTTGCAGCCGGCCACGGCACGATCAAATCCCGAGGGGACGATTGCGCCCGACCCGGCGACAATCACGGCGTCGCGGTGTTCATACCAA